GAACCGGGTCGTACGCCCTGTCAGGCAGGATGAAGACGCTGCTGTCGAGGTCGCGTGTCAGTGCCGCGAGCGTGATGGCACACTCGACCATCTCTGCCCCCGAGGGCACAGGTCCATGACCCGTCAGACCCACACGAACTTCAGTACCGATGAAGAAGAACCGCAGACCATGCCGGGAGATAGGCACCCATGCGCGCCGCAGCCACTCCACAGCAGCAGCGTCACATGCCTTCTTCAGTTCCTTCACCTCGGCCTCGGCCTCCAAGGCGGACGCCAGCAACTCTCGAATGCCGTCCATCTCCCCATACTTGAGGATGGTGCGGGCATCCTTCACCTCTGCACGGGCCTTGCTAAGCGCCTTGCTTGCTGCCTTCTGGATGCGAAGGAGCGCCTTACGAACGCTCCCCTCGGTCGCGACCCACTTGTCCCAGCTGGGGTAGTCGAGGGACACCCCCGTGTCGGTGGCGTCCAAGCACTGTCCGTGCTCCAACATGTACTGGACCAGAGCGGTGCCCGAGCCCTGGATGGCCGCCATCGCATCAGCAACGACGTTGTTGTAGCGGGGCTTCTTTCCGTTGTGGGTGGCGCCGTCGAACTCTACCTGGACAGAGGCTTCAGCCCCGTTGGCCAAGGTGTTGACGTGTGCCTTGGACTTGATGTTCCGACCAGCGGCGTCGGCCACCAGGCCCGTCAGTGCGTACTCGATGGAGTGTACGATGGCGCTCTTGCCCGAGCCATTCGGCCCGTGGACAAAGATGTACCGTGTAGGCATCGAGCCCTCGGCGACCGTGAAGGTCGCCTCTGCGTTCATGTTCTTGATGTTGCTGCGTATCTGCATGTTCGCTCCTAGAATGGGATGTCAGTGTCGGGTGGTCCCACGACACACTTGGTGTTGTCGCAGGCGTGCCATGCCACGAGCATGACCTCTGCGTTGGGGATGGTGGCGCCCGCTGCGATACAGCGCGAGCACCGGTTCACGGGCCATGTGGCCCAGGGGTTACTCGGGGGAGCTTGCTCGGGCTCGGACTGTGGCAATGTCTTCCTCCAGTAGTTCAAGGGTCTTCGCCCTCCAGCCGCAGGCACATACTCGCAGGCGGGCCACCCAGTCAGGGTTGTCGGTGTGCTTGTGACCAAAGGAGACAAGCCACACGGCAGAGCCATCACGCCGGTACGAGTCTGCCGTGCGACTGTCTTGCACCCGCGTGCGCTTCCCGCACTTAGGACAGTTCATGCTGTCGAATCTTGGCGCGGGTGGCGTGGAGCTTCGCCTCCAAGCGGGCTGTCGCCAGGTTCATCTCCATCTGCTTCTTGGGCTCATACCGGGTCATGCGGGCCTGGATGTCCCGAATCTGGCGCACGAGGCGCTCTTCGGTACGTTGTAGGGCAAGTAGTTCACGGGTCATGGCGCAGCCTCCAGTGCAGCGATGTTCACGATGACGTGACCGAAACGAAGGCGATCGGCTAGTGACTTCCTTGGCTGGTGCTGCACCTCTTCTACTCGGTACCACTTCCTATCCCAGTACACCTTTTCCCCTACTCGGGGGATGGGCCCGTTGTCGTACTCAAATAGGCATTCTTGCCCGCCGATGACGTTGAACTCAACCTCGTATTTCATGGTGCAGCCTCCCGCGCGGCCACGAGGGCGGCGGCTTCAGTTCCGCCTTCACCGTGGATGTTGTGTCGGTCGCTGGGCACATGCACTACCCAGATTTGACGCCTGACATTGAGTCGCATGGCGTAGACGTAGGGGTCGCCCCAAGCCTCCCGCACCTGCCCAAGCAACGCGCCGAGGGTCGCGGGGTCGGAAAAGTCGGGAAGGGCTGTGTCGTGGATGTCGCGCACCTTGCCAAGCACGGTACAGACCTGCACAGCGTCTCCCTCATCTGCATGTAGGACGCGGGCAGCATCCCATCCCAACGTGATCGCTGGGGGCACCACCTCCTCTAGAGTCAGCATCCCTGGCATCCACTTGGCCTTGCCAGCCGCGACTAGCTCGCGCCACTTCTCGTCGAGTTCTTTGCTCATACGTCCTTCCATGTTTGTCCTACTTCTGCTTCTGCGGTGAATGTCACCGGTAGTCCGGCGACGGTTGATGTGAGTGTTTCTGTGACAATCTGTGACACCTGGTCGGCGCGGCTCTCGGGCACGGCGAAGAGCACAGCATCGTGCAGCTGGTTGACCAGGCCCGTGCGCTGCCCGTAGTCGAAGGGCAGGTGCTGCTCGACCAGTTCTATCATGGCCTTGGCCACCACCGCGAAGCCCCCGGCTTGGACACGGTAGTTCAAAGCTGCGTTATAGTCCATGTCCGCAAAGTACCTGCGCCGCTTCAGCACGGGCTCGGTCAGGTAGCCCAGGTGGCGTAGCTCATCAGTGGTCTGGTTCCACCATGCCTTGAACTCGGAGGCACGCTGTAGCCACGTGCGGTGTAGGGTGCGGACCTGCCGTAAGTCGAGGTCGGCGTAGAGCATGTTGCCCTCGTCGTCCTCTGCCTGGTGGATAATCTCCAGCACCTTGGGTGGGGCTGCCCCGTACAGGGACGAGAAGCAGATGCCCTTGGCGAGGTTCCGCAGCTTCTTGAACTGCCCCTTACCCTTGCCCATCTTCGTGTCCGGGGCTCCCTGTGCCTGCCAGAACTTGTCCCCGAACATGAGGTCAGCCGTCAGGTTGTGCGGGTCAATCTCCTGCTTCTCGAAGGCATCGAGGTAGTTCTGTGTACCTGCGAGGGCTGCGGCGAAGCGTAGCTCTAGCTGGTCGTAGTCTGCCCCGACGAACACACAGCCCGGTGGGGGGATGAACATGTCCCGTAGGAAGAAGGGGATGTTCTGGAAGTTGGGGTTGGAACTAGACAGTCGCCCCGTCACTGTCCCGTGGCTGTTGTAGTCTGGGTGGACGTAGCCCTCGGGGGTGACGACTCCTGCGCCGGGTGCCAGCTTGCGCAGGTAGGTGCCGAGCAGCTTGTCTGCCCTACGGTAGAACTTGATGGCCTTGAGCAGTTTCTTCTGCTCCGCATCCAACAGCGGGTTGACTAAGAAGTTCCGCACCGAAGCAGCGTTGGTCCGGGGCTCACCTGCGTCAGTGTAGTCATGAGGTGGGAGCCCCCAGTCGTTGAAGAGCAACTCACGCATCTGTGCTGTGCTGCGTGGGTTGAGACCAGGGCGTGCCTCCTGAATAACTTGCAGCCACTTCGTAGCCTCGGCGGTCTGCTCGGCAGCGTGCTGGGCTCGGCGCCGTTCGTCTACCCGCATCCCAAGGCGGTGCATCCCAGCACAGAGGTCCTGCACCTTGGCATCAAAGGTGTAGAGGTGCTCCTGCCTACGGTACGTCATCGTCCCCTGAAGGGGCCTCACCACACGTGCTGTGACGGCTACGTCCGTGGCACAGTACTCATGCAGGTCACGGTCAGTCTGTGCTGTGACTCCCGTGTGGTCTGCCTTCCAGGCTGGCACGTCGAGTAGCATACTGGCGACGAAGCCCAGGCGGTGCTTGTGCTCTGACGCTGCCAGCTTGTGCAGGAGGATGGTGTCGATGAGGGGCGTGGGGGTGACACCCAGGTGCTGCTCGATGACGGTCCTGTCGAAGTACCCAGCGTTGTGTCCGACCTTGACCCAGGCTGTGTGGGTGAGGACCTTGCACAGAAGCTTCTTGTGCATCGCCTCATCAGCGGGGCTGTACAGCTGGGTCTTCCCATCCACGGAGAGGAAGCCCAGCATGAGGACTTCACTCGACGTGCCGATGCCGATGCACCGTAGCCCTGCGGTGAGGCTGTCCACGCCATCCGTCTCAACGTCGTAGGCAAGTTGCTTGCCCTGGTTGGCCAGGTACCATTTGGCAGCGAACTCGGGAGTGGGTTGGTAGTGGACCACGGGGTCCTGCCACATGAGCGCATCGTCATGCCAGCGGAGCATCTTCGCCACGTCGATAGCGAAGACCTCCCGTAGTTCGGGCTTCACCTGGAGCAGTCGGGGGTGGTAGGTCGGCAGGACCTTGAGGTCACCTGCCTTCGTGGGGCCACCACGCACAGCCTCCAACGAGGGGTTGCCTTCGAGGAGCGCCTTGGTGGCGTGAGGGCCGAGCGTGAGCACAGTGGTGTATCGACCTAGCTGCTTCTCTACGTAGCCCCAGCAAGCCTTCAGGGGGCTCTGGAGAGGCTTCTTCCCTGCCTTGACCCGACGCCTGTTCTGTCCCTTCAGCTTAGCTAGGTACGTCTTAGGGTTGTCGTCAGGCCAACGGCAGCCCAGGAGGTTGCCCCAGTCCACGCCAAACCTCTGACCTACACCCATACGGCGTAGCTCTTCCATCACAGTGATGCCGTGGGCATCCGTAAACGGGCGCCGGGTCACTGCATCCTGCTTGGACGGTGCGTCACCGAGGACGAGAATGTCACTACCGTTGCCCTCGAAGGGAACAGGTTGCCAGGTGCCCTTCTTCTCCCAGTACGTACGGAGGGGGCAGTTGGCGCAGTCGGCACAGTCCATGTGTGTCCTCTGTCAGTGTAGGGAGGAGAGGGCTAGGTAGGCAGGCACATGACTTCCAGGACGGATACCGCCCACCTAGCCTCTCCTCGAAAAGGTCAGTCCATTTCCAAGATCTTCTCTACGGAATCACCGAACGTACTCTGCGCGGCGGACACCTCCGACCGTGCCGACTTGGCAGCGTTGTACTGGTCTTCGGTCAACCACGTGGTGTTCTGGTACTGGCGCCCATTCTCGGGGTCCGCCGGGGCGTACTTGACGTAGCCCGTCCGGCCAATCAGGTACTCGAACGCCCCAGAGTCATTGACATTATCGAAGTTGAAGCTCTTCTCACGGATGTCATCCTGGGAGTAGCCCACCGAGATGAAGAACTGCATCCACATGCGGGCCATCATGTCGTCCATGCGGCTGTCGCCCGAGTTGGGTCGGTTGAACCCATCCCGAATAGTACAGTTATTCTCGGCATCACCAGCCTCAACACTCCCGATGATGCGAGCCTGAAGCCGCACGCGGTCACTACCTCGTTTCGTCTGCGTCTGCTCGGTCGTAACAATCTCGACCTTGAAGACACCAGGACCACTGGGTGCCACAGCTACGAACGTGTTGCTAAAATCGAACATTGTCTTTACCCTCTGTCAGTAGTTGCCGATAAAATCGACAAGCATGTTTCGTTGGTGTGTACGCAGGACCATGCGGTCCATCGCGTCGTTGAGAACCCACCGGACATGGTGGGGGGACTTGTGTTCGAGAGCACCCGTGGCCGCCGTCATCACACGGCGGTAGTTAGGCTTCTGCTCTCCTCTCTCTTCGAGTAGGTCTTGGGCAATGGCCTCGACGTACTCATCCATCCACGCCAGGGGCTCTGGACGAGGCACGTCGAGACCCGCACCTAGCATCGCTTCCCGCAGGTTCAGTGGGAACTGGCTTGGGAGGACAGCAAGGCGGTCCCCCTGGATGTAGTTCTGGTCAGGGCCAGTGGCGTACATGAAGGGCCAGCCGGGGCCGCTGTCGTTGTGGACGACACGGGCACAGAAGTCCACCATAGCTGGTAGCTTCTCGGGTGCCTGCCACCCTGGGATGAGTGGAGCCCCAGGGATGTAGCGGTTGTACTGGTCCTTCTTCACCTCACGTGGGGGCTGCTCGTGGCAGACGAAGAACACGTGGCACTCGGCATCACGGGCTGCATCACGCAGTTC